TGAACCTGTTCTATCTGTAGTAAAGCTATAAGTATTAAATTCTGCCCAAGGTGCATTACTAATCTTATGGTATGATGTTGCACCTCTTACATCACCTATGTTGTAAACGAATCCTCTGTCTAATTCTCCAGCAGTAAGGACATCGCTAATATTTCCAAAATCAAGAAAAGGACTTGAGGGTGCTGATACTAACCCTAAGTCCTCTTGTGTAAATGTTACAAATAAATCTTCGTTCCAGTCTAATGTAGTTCTTACTACAGAAGCACCAGATACAGTAAGTCCACCAGAACCAACCCAGAACGCAGAACTGCGTTCCATACCACCACCCATCTCGAATAGTGATCCATTACCAGCCCAAATCTTTCTAACACCCTCTAAGGCAGTGCTTGCTAATGTTGCTGTACCTGTTGCAAGATAAAATGCTGGAACCCACGCTTCGTTTTTAACACCAGATACTGTAACAGTACCAAATGGAGTGTTAGTATCGCTTATAGAAATCTCACCTAAATCATCATTACTTAAATTACTTTGTGCTTGTAAATTTGTAGGAGCATCAGAAATCGAACCGTAGTCATCTGTAGGACTTGTAGGGACAGAAATTAGTCCCTCGTCTTCAGTTGAATACAGTACGATAGTTGTATTGTCGTATGTATAGATGCTCATCTAAGTGTACAAACAATTAAAAAGGGGGTAGTTGATACCGCCCCCTCCATAATATAGATTGTGAACTCAATTAATCAGTCAAGACTGATGTTCAATGTAACCTTAATTTGGTCACCGTTGTTCTGAATTGGGTATGGACCATTTGTGAATCTTTCAGCGAACATTATGCTGCTGTAAAGAGTCATGTTACCAGTTCCATCCATCGCTGGTGTTGTGGTAAATGTAGTTGTTGAAGGAGTACTGAATATAGTGTATGTTTGCTCAGTAGTTGTGGTGTTTGAAGTACCACGTGCAACATAGATAACGTCTCCAGCTTGTAACTGGTGAGCAGAACCAGAAGTAACAACTGTATAGTCAAGTTCAATACTTGGATCAGTAGCACCCTGAATGTTATCAGTTAGAGCAACAGCAGCGTTAGCAGAATCGCAAAGATAAATGCGTCTTTGAGCACGATCAATACCACCAACTAATGTACCAGCAGGGACAGCAGTGTTACCACCGACACTCATGCCGAGAGTAATGTTGTCCATTATTGAAGCAACGTTTGGAAGTGTGATGTAGTCATTACCGATAACTCCAATACAAACATTGGATCCATCACCCTTTGTTAGAGTAGTAGCAGCAGCACCTGAAGCAGCATCAGCAACACCTTGAACAGCAAGAGGCATGTTATTTGCTCTTACAATAAAGTAACCATAAACATTACCAGCAGCACCAGAGAATGTGAAAGTTTGTTCAGGATAAGTAGCAGTTGTTACAACGTTAGCAGTAGAGTCTTGGTTGATCTTCCACTGACCACCATTTAGGAGAATACCAGTTTGTCCTGTATAATCGTATCTTGCTTCAGTACGATTGTTTATAGCATAAGGATAACCTGTGTTTACAGTTTGTCCATACTGGTTGGTATTACCATTCTGATATGGTTCGTAGTACGCTGTCGCACTAGGTACATCTGCTTCTGCAGGTGTCGTGTCACTAGTGTAAAGCTTGAGGATTAAATCCCTTGGTGCATTATCTTCTCTATCCAAAACAAAGTTGTTCTGGTTAACGAGATAACGAAGTGACTCTAATTCACCAATATTAGGTACTAACAGTGCCATTTAATTTGTCTCCAAAAATCGTTGTGTTGCTGTGCTTACGTTTATTTATAAAATAAATCTCCCTCGATTATTTATCAAAGGAAAACTTTCAGTGATAACATGAATCTACGGACCTGATTTACCTGATCCACCCTGAATCTTAGCATGTCTCCAGCAATAATATCTATATCCCATGCGGATAAGTTATCACTAAAGTTTTTAAGATTACCACTGATTGCAGGTTTATCACTTCCACATATAGTCTGGAAGTTTGGATAATCATTGAAGGTACACTTCTGTACATCAAGTGTTATTAAACCCACTACATCAGTAGTTAATGTCCATGACTGGAGTTTTCCAGTAACATCAATTGCTAATTCACCTTTAGGTCCGTTGTTCATATCAACAGAACCACTACCATATACAAAATTGATTGTTCTGGTGAGATCTGCTGTTGTCGAAGTAGCGACAATAAATGCAGGGTCTCCAAGATTGGGTGCAGTAGCAAATGTAATCTGATCACCACTAACAGAAAAATCTATACCTGGATGTTGTATAACACCATTGATAGAAACTATTAGTTGAGCATCATTAGTAGGAGTGTAAGCAACTCCCGACTCAGTTAAGTTAAATGTAGTTGCGACTCCATTAAACCCAGTGTTGATAGCATCTAGAACAGCATTGTTGTTCTGCAGATACTTTGCTGGAATATCATAAGTAACACCTACAGCGTATTTTTTCTGAGCTTCAGAAACTACGCTATAGTTCTGGTTTTGTACTGATACATTATAGGTAGGCATCAGGAAACTCCAGGTGTTACTTCAAGTATTCCTTCAATAACTCGTGACTTAGTACCCGAAGGTGCAGACAAGAGAATATCATAAACATATCTTCTAGCAGTTAGACCTGCTGTTGCAGTGTTGTCCAAACTAACTTTTAATTGTCCATTATATCTATCTGGAAAATCAACCGTAAAGTCTGTAGATGTACTAGAAGTATAACTTTTTTTAATCTTGGCTACAGCAGTGTAACCAGTTAAATTTAATGGGGTGGTGTTTGCTTCATTCTGAATATTAAAGGTCGCTGCAAAATCAGTTCCTTTTTCACATATTAGATTTATTGGTATAGCAGCCATCTGACAAATAAATAACCCCTCACTATTTAGCAAGGGGTCACTTTGTTAATCTAACCTTCTACAAGTGGAGTTGCTGGTGGTGGAGCATCTTCACCTTCCGTTGCTGGTGGTTCTCCTTCTGGTTGTGGTACTTCTCCAGTTATCAAACCTATTGTTTCTAAACCGCCTTCTAGTTTTGTGCGGTACTCTCTCAAGCGTATTAATTCTGCTTCTGCTCTTGAAATTTTAGCATTAGCGTCAGCAAGTTGCTTCTCAAATTCTTCCTTGAGAGTCGCTGGTTCCATTGTCATGTGTGTAATGATCGATCTTACCTATTTATTATAGCACAGTTATATCGTTTCCGACAACTATCATGTCCAAACCTTTGGGAAAATTTTCTGGTTTGCTCATGATTGGTTTGCCGTTAACATTCATGCTAGTGTTGAGTAATACAGGAAACTCCAGTAATTGCAACAGTTTATAGTAACTCTCGTTCTCTTGTGTTACCGTTTGATACCTACATGTACCATCCACATGGGTTATTGATTCCAATCCTGGAGCAGCAGTTTTTCCAACATACAGCATATGTGGATTAGTGATATCCGTATCAAATATTTGTCTTTGATATCCTTCTAATATAGATGCACCAAATGGTCTATACCCTTCTCTATTCTTTATCCTGTTGATCTTCTTTTTAGCATTATCAATATATGGATTCATGAGAATTGATCTATTACCTAATGCCCTTGGTCCTATTTCTCCATGTCCCTGATACCACCCAACAATCTTACCTTGCTTTAAAGCATGTGCCACTTTAGCAAGTGTCATATCAGAAGGTTTACTCTCTGCAGCAATATCTTGTTGATGGTATTGTATTGTGAAATCCAGATTATACTTCCTTCTTAGAAATTCTAAAGCACCAAGTGATAGTCCTTCATCAGCACAATGTGCTGGTATGACTAGGTTTGGAAACTTTTCCTTCAACTTAGTATTCCATATAACATTCTGAGCACAACCACCAGTATACGTAATAACATCATTGGTATGGTATGCATACTCAGAGAAAAAATTAACTAATACATCACCCATGTGATCATGAACAGTCCTTATCCAATTTAATGGTGCTTGACCAAGAACACCAAACATATCTCTCTCAAACGCCTTGTATCTACTCTGTTCAAATATTCTTCTGATATCATGCATGGTCTTTGGTAAGATCTTTGCATATTCTTTCATGTATGTACCATAGGACTGCAGTCCCATCAACTTACCAGCAATATCTAAATCACACTGTGCTTTTATATTGAGTAATTTACCAGCCTTGATCATCTCACATCCTAATGATCCTTCAGTTACACAGTAACCTCTATAGATTACCTCATTATTTCTGAATACAGTCCAACTATTATTCTCGTCACCAAATCCATCTATAACTACATGCAAACAATTTTCTTTAAATGTACTAAGAGCATGTGCCCAGTGATGATTAACTCTCCAACAATTATTAGATACAGCAGGGTATTTGATAGCAGGGAAGAACTCCTCGTTATCAGTTGGTAAATTATGCACCCAAGGATCTATAACTATTGCTATCTCATCAGCATCTTCTGGGTCATCACCAAATATATCTTTAAAATCTTTCTTCCAAGAATGCAAGTCACTATATCCATGATGTTTCTCATCATAGATTCTCTCTGACTTAAAATATCGTACTGTCTCACCATCATAATACGATACATTAGAGTCATGCTCACACAATCTCAAACCAATCAGTTTCATAATAAAGTTAATCTATTTACATCATACCACGAATCATAGATTTTAGCACCTGCATTTCTGCTTTTACTTCTTCTAGTTCTCTTTCAACAAGTTCTGTCCTTCTTCTTGCTGCTCTCACCTGTTCAAATGCTTTCTTATCAATATTGATTATAGCACCTGTGTCTGAATCCCTGTACAGACTATCTTCATTTTCTACTTTTAGTTTCATTAGAATGACGCTACTGTTCGTATATCCTGTAGTTTTGGTACGTATGCTGGATTGTCTGAACTCATAACAACTTTAACCGCAAACGAAGTAAACTCAGGGAGGTTAGTTACACTAAATGGAATCTCTTGATAAGACTCTTGATTCTCAAAGAGACCAGATATTTCATTCTCTGCAGAAGCAGTTATATCAATATCTGGTTTACCATCTCCATTGAAATATTTCCACTCAAGATCATCAAAATACAACTCACTAGATTGCTCTTTAGATTTATAAAGGACTTTGATATCACTTATGTTTCTGATGTTAGCAGTAATCTTAACATCAATTGTTGTACCAGGATTTGGTAATGATATTTCCTTAGTAACATACTTAGCAATACCAGATGTATTAACAGAAGAATCTTCTGATACGTATCCAACACCTGATGCAAGAGTCATCTTATTGATCTCCCACCAGTTATCAGTGGATGCAGGTTGACCAGTAAATTGAATTAGATCACCAGATCTAAAGATATCTGCTGTCTGGGTAGTAGGATCAGATTTTCTATTGAATGCTACACCACCAGTTATCTTAGAAGTAAAGTCATCACTAATTGGTTGTTTATTATTAAAGAGGACTAACTTTCTAGTATTAGAATCCCATTCAACAACAGAACCACTGATCTTATCAGTGTATAATTCATCACCATCAGTTGATGGGTCTTGTGCTGAGTTATATGCAGTAACAATGCTATTTAATGTGAAATCTGGAACAACTTCTGTAGGACCATTAGTATCAATAGTAACAGTTTTACTTGCTAGATCACCACTACCAAAAGATTGAGTTTGGAATCTAACTATTTCATCAGCTTTAAACTGTCCAGAGTTCTTTAATTTAACTGTAACAGCGTTTGTACTAGAATCATACTTAAGAACAATTCCACTACCACCTGTTAAACCAGCAACAGTAGAAGTCTTTGCTGAAGTTGTAGAGTCAATACTCTGTCCTACAGTAATTGGAATTGTAGATCCACCATCACTATTACCAGTGACCCTGAATGAGAATATTCTATACAATTCTACTTCTTGATTCTGTCTACCATATCTAGATTCTGTTCCAACAGAATTCTCAATTCTATTAGTTATTGTCTTAACAGAACTAGTCCTAAGATCAACTACAGGAGAAAGTGTACTTACTGTAGAAGATAAATTTAACTTGTAAATAAGTGAATTAGCAATACCATTTCTTAACTCATTGATTCTAGATGCTACAACCTTCTGATTGATAAAGTAATGTTCTTGTTTAATAAATGTCTTTTCATAAGAACCTTGTGTATATGAGGTGTAATTAACAGGACCATTATCTACTGGGATAATATCTGTTGTCTTAACACTGGAATCTATCTTTGTTTGTGGGAATGATAAGTATCCGATATCAGCATATAGTTTTTCAAACTTTCTATTGACTGCTATCATTCCAGTAGAACCACCACCTATCTCATTAGAACTTGCTTGTGAGGAAGAAACAATATTAAAAGTATCTACTCCACTATTAACAACATCGAATAAAGTAGTATTTAATGATGATGCACTAACACCACCAGTCTGTACTAAATTTTTAAAGAACACATATGAGTTACCAGTTTCAAATCCATGATCTCTATGTGTAACCTCAATGTACTTATTATTACCTCTGAATCTTTCCAACGTAGCACTACTACTAGATTCAGCACTAGTGCGAATTGAATTTGGATACATTGTTTCATAACCAATGTTTTCGTTGGTTAATAACAAATCACCAGGTCTAGTAATATCAAATTCTGCTCTGTGTAGTTCAAATTTAATATCTTCTCTAAGATCTTCATTCCACTCATCTACGTTCTGAGATCTGTATACAGAACCTAGACCAGGTTGGGATGTTACAGTACCAGAACCTGCTGCTGCACCAACTTCAGATGCCCACAATTCATAATCAACAGAATCTGTTTCAACAACTAAAGCATACTCAGTATCATTTAACAAGTATACTGGATATTCAAACTTAAATGCAGTTGGAATACTACCAGAAACATCGGTTGTTAAATTAGTTGATACTCCCATTCTAACACCTGGTGAATCATTTGATACAATCGCTTGAACAGAACCACCTGAATTGCTAGTTCCTGTACCAGCAATAACAATAGAAGGAGCACTTGTATATCCTGAACCAGATATAGAAACTTCCGAACTGAATAACTTACCACCAGACAATCCTATTGAACCTGTTGCAGTAGTACCGCCTGGTAACTGAGGACTTTCTATAGTCATAGATGCAGTATCATATCCAGTACCAGCACCAATAACCTTCAAATCAATTACTCTGCCTGAATCCTTAGCAATATTAACAGTGATGTTAGTATTGTTTGTAGCATTAGCAAGAGTTATAGAAGGTAGTGTTATGGTCTCTCCAGAAGTAAATGCTGTACCATTGTTATTTGAAAGAACAAGTGTATATACTTGATCAGCAGAAAGAGGTATTCTATTTGCATTTCCAGCAAGTACTTCAATACCAGTTTTATCAAATACTTTTTCTACAGGACCAGACCCACCTGACTGAACACCAGTTGCTAATTCATTAGTCTCAATAGTAGTCTCTTGAGACACAAATATCTTGAGGTATGTTTTTGGTGAAAGAGATGTCTCTGTACCAGGTACAACATGAGATCCTGGTTTACCAGCAACAGTATTAGTTAAGTATGCTCTTACAGGAATAGAATTTGCTTTCTTATTAAAGAATAGATTTAATCCAGTAACAAATACACCACCATCATAGTTTTCTACCTTAAATGTTTGAGCGAGAGGATTAGGTCTCTTCTCATTCTGAGCAGCAATCACTTGCTTACCTTCATTAGATTTCAAGTATGCAGGTAATGTTGAAACAATACTGCTACCACCAGTAGGTAAAGCACCTGTAGGATAGTATTTAACTTCAGTATATGTTTCTACATTGTCTTTGTTACTATCAGTAGGACTCGAAGTAAATCTAATTGTTTTTTCACCTGTCGTGAATTGTAATTGTTCAGAACTGGTATCATAATTTGTGTTATAGAGATAGTTGTTCCAAGTACTTCCTTGTGTAGGAGCATATCCATTAGGTATTATAATAAGTCCACTAGCATTACCACCATCATCAGTAACAATACTTGCACCGAATGTTGATAATGAGTTTCCTGGTTTGCCTGTATATCTTAGATCAGGGTTAGACCATCTACTGATATCTCTTCCTTCTAGGAAAGGATACACTCTAGTATTTGGTTTTAACCTACTAACTGTAAATTTAACTGCTTTAGATCTAGCAAATTGTTTTAGAGAAGTAGCAACAGAGCTCTCTCCAACTGTTTTTACATCAAGTCCTTTACCAGTCTCGTTATTTTGTGGACTGATATTAGAAGAACTTCCTACGTTAGCAATTTTAACTGTAGAGAATACTTGATCAGAATTAATATCAGAAAGAGGTCCGATATTAAAGAAGGTATCATTAGATCCAACCCAATTGATAGCATATCCATTATAGAAACTAGAATATGCTTCACGTACATTATCCTTAGCAAGGAATATAGTATAGAGTTGAGTATTGTTATCAGATATCAGAGGTGTGTCTGTATCTTCATACCAAGAGTCAACAGGAGCATCTAGACTTGCATCTCCAACATACTGTATAACCACAAATGGATTTGGGTTAATAGTCTTAGTTGCAAATGGGTTATCGAGCATCTTAAGCTCAGAATATGGAAGAGTTATAACATCACCAGACCTTTGATATCCAGCAACTACTCTCTCATCTTGTTTTGTATTAACTTCTTCTAGATCAAAAGAATCTTCCTTGGATTGTGATCTTAAAACAGATTGCTTTGTATCAATAGAACATGCATAATCAATAGACTTTAGATTACCCAACTTATGAGTCTCAAAGTTATCTACAGCAAATCCACTCTTGAATCTTTCATATCCAACTTCATCCTTGATTTGCATATTAAATGCTTGTTGTTCAAGAACACTAAGAAGTGTATAGTATTCTAATCTCTCAACACGTTTTTCTATCCTACCAATATCACGCATTGTATAACGCTTGTTATCAACAGGTACAACTCTTACATCAGAAGCATCTGTTGTGTAAGCAGGTATATACAAGTATGATAAAGCGATAGCATCATCTACTAATGCTGGTCTTGATGGGTTTAGAGATGGGTTTCCTTCCTTAATTAAAAACTCACCTTTCTTGGTTAAGAATAAACCATCTATACGATCTAGATACTGACTCTGATAGAATGATATAGTGAATGGAAGATTAACATCAGATGCTGGACAACTTGATACTACACCACCGTCTCCAGTAAAATCATTAAAATTAGCATTCTTAAATATAGACTGATCTTCAAATCCAGTAATAGTAGCATTAGTATCTACCTTTGGACGGAAATCAATAACATCTCTAAGGTTTGTTACACCAAATACAGATGAGTTAAATGTAGGTATCTCATTAGCAGTAACACCAGACTCATGTAAATATGAATCTACAGTACAGAAATCTCCTTGTGAGTGATCAAAGAAATCAAATGATATTAGAAGTTGTCCTACAGGTAAGTCAAATCCTGGTTTAATTATGATACGAGATACATCATATAAAGTATCTCTCTGACCATCATCAAATGTAAATCTGTTAGTAACATCAGTACCACTGATTAAGTTACCAGCACTATCAATTGTTGGAGCAGCAGTTGTAGATCCTTCGTAGATGTAATTAATCTTAAATGCATCAGAATATGAAACTGTCTTTATCTCAGACGCTTCTTGATCTTGACCTCTTAGAGGGATTATATTATCCTTCGCAGGGTTAATGATAATCTTCTTATCTTTAACAACTGTTTTTAGTCTAGGTCTTGCCTTAGTCAACTCTAGAGTTGCAGATAGTTTAAGTTTAGGATATGTACTTCCACCACTCAAAGCACCAAAATAATTATCTGGAAGTTCTATACTAACACTACCAGCAGTTAATCCAGATGATGCGTCTACAGAACTTACGACTGTAACAGCATCAGCTGGGATATACATAATGTCTCCTGTCTCAACTTGGGTAGCATTACCCTTATCATGAATTGTGAGTAGGAAATTGTTCTCAGTAAATGCAACAAATTTTTGTGTACCGTATTCAAGATTTGCCTTAAATGTAAGTTTACCACCAGCAGAGCTAGAATCCAATATGAAGTCTCGTCTAGAATTAAAAGTAATTGCGGTATCATCAGTTCCTTTTACAAGTGATTTAATTTGTTTTGACCCAGTTGGGAATATTAATGAAGACTTAGAAGCATTATCAACCTTTGGTCTTACTCGTAGTACAGATGTACTACTTACGTCAGAAGGTAATAATGAATCTAAATATATTCTTGACTTCTTAGCTCCCTCTGGTTTTGTAGCTTGTTGAACAATTGCTTTTACAAGATTGTTTTTTGAATCAGAGAATTGTACTAAATCTCCTTGTACTAGTGATGAAGAAGCATCTGCCCCAAATCCAGTACATTCAACATAAGAATTACCTTCAGTACCACTCCATGTGAAGTCTGTAACATTTGTACTAGTGATATAATTATCTCTTGCAAGTTCTACATCAGCAGTAAATATATTAGGTGCTACACCCCCTGCAGGTGCTACACCAAACCTAGCCCACATAGACTTAACATTCTGTGGTGTGTATGTCTGTATAACATCTTTAAAGAGAACTGCACGTGCTTGTGCAACAGCAGTTGGAGTTGCGTTTGGAGAACCTATCGTAACTGTTGGTGGTTGTGCAAATGTATCACCAACTAAACTTCTATCAGCAACAGTAATCTTATAAACTGTAGCAGACTCAAGGTTTGGTGTGATAACAGAAGGATCGTATGTAACACCATTAATTGTAACAGTAGTTAGTGCAGTATATCCACCACCTCTAACATCAACAACAAAGTGTGATATAGTATTCTCTCTAGCAATTCTTAAAGTATTACCATCCTCATCAATTATAGTTTCACCTTCCACAAATGTTCCTGAAAGAACTTTTGCAAATATTCTATTACCAGAAGTTAATCTGCCGTCTGCAGATCCTTCTACAACAGCATATGCTTTACTCTTAGAACCAGTAAAATATTTACCAGCATCAAACGTTCCATCTGGAATTGTAGTATCAATCTTAATTTGAGTTAAGAATGTTGGATTAAAATACGACATCTTGAAAGTCGTATTATAAGAATCTACCGATTCAACTCTACCCCTAGATAAAATCTTATCAGAATCAGGGTTAAATCCTATACCTCTTTCCTGTAAAGAGAAGTTCTTTGGTTTAGCAAGTCCAACAATAGGAACAATAGTATCACTATATGAAACTACCTTACCCCATAATCCTGGTGGATCAGCAGCAACACTTGCATCGTTAGCATTCTCTGCATTGGTCTTAGCACTTGCTACACCTTCTTTACAGAATAGACGAGTCATCTTTGTTGACCCACCATAACCAACACCATCGTTGTCATCATATTCTTTCAACGAATCGATAACATCTCTTCTACCAAGTACAGTAATCTCAATATATGAAGCGTTATCAGATAAAAAGATCTTTGGCCATCCAGCATTACCACTATGGAACTTAGAATAAGAAAGAACAGTCAATTCTTCTGCGTCATTACCTGCTCCAGATGTTCTAACAGCTAATGTACCAATCGCATCTTCCCAACTAGAGTTAGTGATAGCAGCAAAAGCAGTTGGTGCAGTATCTAATATGTCTACAATAAGAGTTTTGATTGCCTGATCCGAACTAAAGGTACTAGTTCTTCTAGAACGTGTTTGCTTATGTCCGTCTATCTCACCATTAGTTCCAAGACCATCTGTAACAGCCTCAGTATTATTCTGACCAAGTGATCCATCTCCAAATACACTATTCAAGTATAGAGTTGGATACTGAGATAAATCAGCACCAAATTCATTTAAAGGAATACTATTGTAAGTATTGGTTAGGTAAAAACTACTAAGACCACTATGCTTGAGTGTTATATTATCTCTTTCAAGACTTTCACGTGACTTATTAACATCTACATAACTACTTTCTTTATTAACAATCTCAAAACCTTTGATGTATGCTTTACCTGGACCTATAGTTGCAACCATTTTCTGCAATGCTGCAACTTCAGTCTCACCATTAACTAATCCAGTAGTTACATTCTTAGCATGGATTCCTCTATTACCACCAGTTTGATAATATTCACGTATATCAGTACCAAAATCTTCTACAACATAATCACCAGACTCATCATATGTTCTTCTTGCTAAAGTCTCTTCAATTACACTATAGTTTGCTGCTTTAATTTTTTTCTGTACAGCACCCCTCTTAACACTAAGAAGTTGTATAAAATTACTGTCTGTAGACGCATCTAGATCATACTTGATGAGTCCTAATGATATTGATAAACGATGAGCACCAGGAGCACTGAAGTTTGCAAATCCTCTTGCTTGATCATAGAGTGTTGAATCCTCTTCAGGAGTGATTAAAGACTCTGAGATTTTAAATCCAATCTTAGCAGATGGAATATTAATGAAAGGTTCTAGAACAAGAAGTTCTGCCTTATTTCTCACAAAGTTTCCATTAACAAAATAAATACCTTCTTCTACTTGCACACCAGATGCAAAACCCATCGCTGGACTCGTGTAAGAGGTCTCTACGCTTGTGTCTGGGTCTTTTAACGTAACAGTAGTTGGAAGGACGCTACCGTCTGTTCCAACGACCAATAAAGGTGTGTTAACACCATCTACAACCTCTAGAGTTTCCCCTTGTCTAAAAGTTGCTTCATTGCTTGCATTTCCACTGCTTGTGTAATTTACATAAACAGTATCAGATGATGTAGTAGTTGCATAGCGAGTAGAAACAACAGTACCAGTAACGCCAGATGTGATGCCTTTTAACGTCTGACCTTTTAGTAGTGCTATATCATATTTTTTGAAGACAATATTATCTCCCTCTGTTACAGCAACTTCAGTAACAGAAGATAGTTTAACGTAGTCTAATCTATTGTTCAGTCCAACTTCACCAGGAATGACTAAATCACCCTGTTTAAAAGTATAGCGTCCTATAGATTCAATCTGATTCTGAAGAATAGATTGTAACTGTGTTAGTTCTCTGGCTTGTATCGAGTATCCAGGGCGAAAAAGAATTCTATAAAAATTCTTTGACGCATCATAGTCGTCATAATATGGCGATACGTTTAGGTTCGTCTTTTGTGGCATCGTAAACCAAATCTATCATGGGGAATTAGAATTCGATTACTAGCTTGATGTCCTCTATTTGGTCAGCAGCTCTCGTAATCAGTCTCCTGTTCTCTATGTATACGAGTTCTCCAGAGTTAGATTTGACTTCAGGAGTCGCCAAACCGCTTGCAAATGTTACACCTTCAAGGGTTGAAGCATAGGATGTACTAACATTAACAGATACAGATGTACCACCATCAGTAATAGCATTAGAAGCGTCAGAGGCAAATGCTCTTACGATACCACTATCAGTATGTGATGTAGGTGACTGGAAATACTTAAGAACACCAGTTGTGGTGCTTGCAGCATCTAGTTTCCAAGAAACAACAGTTCCTTTAGCAGTTCCACCAGTTACAGTCTGTGTGATTTGATTATCTTTTCCGAAAGAAGAACTAGTAAGACCAGTTCCTGTTACTCTTACAGCATAGACACCAGAAAGTGTGTTTGCAGTAGCATAGTTAGATGATCCATATTGTAGTGGATCTTTAATAATTCCGATTCTACGGAAATCATTATCAACAGGGAAATCACCTTGTCCTTCAGCATAAGTCAAACGAACGTTGACCATAATGCGTTTGCCGTTAAGCTCTTGTGCAAGATCAGCACCATGTCCACCAGCAGGGGGAATGATAACTTCAAGAGAACCACGAGCAGATCCAGCAATAGTCTCAGATGTACCTAAAGTATCATCAGAGAATAGACCGTAAGCATCTCCACCAGCACCAGTACCAGTACCAGTTACTAACGCAACTGTACCATAGGTATATCCTGTACCAGCAGCTTGTATAGTAGCAGAAGTGATTGCACCACTACCATCAGTCTCGATCTTAACTTTACCACCAGTTCCATCTCCTAAAATAGGAGCATAGAGTGAGGAAGCACCAGTTTTGTTAGCAGGTAATCCACTACCAGCACTGGAAATAAGAGCAGTATCAATTGCACCATCAACAGCAGTAGTACCAGCATATGTGCCGATAGGCATGAAGTCACTGGATAAGAAATCCATGACCTGTTGTGTAGTCATTGTATAGAGATACTTCCAACGATAACCATCGTTAGGTCCTGTGTATACTCCACTAACATAGTTGTTAGCAGTAGTAGGCATATCAGATGCGTTAGCACCACCAGCAGTTACATCTTCCTTATTATAAAGACACTTGAATACTTCGTAGTTGCTGTTCATTACATAGAACTTAGCAGCACTAAGTGTATTCTGTCCTGTAGCAGTCTGCTTTGCAGTACCACCTGAAGCAGGTGCAGCACTGTAGTCAGGCTTGTACATGTCGAACTTAGGGTTCGTAACTGTATTCCAGTTATAACGAGGAACTACAGAAACAACATTAGATGACTCTACCCTTTTTGCAGCAATAAGTTCTTCGTA